TTACATCCAGAGGGTTTGTTGTCCGTTTCGTTCCGGATGTGGCATCGCGGGGATAACCGTTCCCGGCAGCATGATCGAGCTTTCGAATGTTTCCATTGTCTTAAACGTATGACCGCAATTTATGTTCTGGCACTGATGATAACGCTCTTTTGTGTTGTCGGTTATATAGCGACTAGAACGGGCATGAGCGGCATTTTTGCATAATGGACAATGAAACATTTTAATCACCTCAATGGCTAGATTTGATACAGCAATTTTAGTGTTTTTATTCTTTTAAAACAATGAATTATGTATATTTATTCATCTTGTTTTTCTTCCTCATACTCAACATCAGACAGCTTAACCTCAAGCTCTAGCGCCGTCGTGTAGCCACCATCGCCAAGGGTGTGGGTCACTTTAGTGATCGTCCATGCCTGCTGGTCTATGACGGCCTTAAACCCTTTCACCGTCACCGGCGTTTCTGGATATAAATCAGCGCGCCCTATGGCGAGATTGATAGAGAACTCCGCCACGCCACGTTGCAGTTTGTCCCACTTAGATTGTGCGGCTCGCATTGCCTGCGCTTTGGTCGAGTAGATTGTCGTCAGCGCCAGCACGTTATCGGACTCACCGGCCAGATACTCTCCCTGTTTTTCTTCCTGTGGTTTGGCCGCTTTAGGGCTCGCCTTGGGCGGTTTGGCTTTGGGGTGTTGCAGGGCGCGCAGGTGCTGAGTCTTGGCTTTGCGCTGTAGCTTTACCTTTTGCTTTTTCGGTTTCGGGTCTTTGGTATGTAACCAGCTTGCCGTCACGCCGGTGTAAGCGTTGCGGTCAGCGATCGCAAACTGGTGGCGGTCGCCGTCGCTGCGTTCAATCGTCATCATCGGGATAGGTTTGCCGCTTGCCGTCACGCCGTTCCCCGCTTTGAGAAATAACAGCTTGCCCGCTTTGACTGACACCTCGGCACCGTTGCGCTCGGCCAGACGGGTGAGAAATTTAATATCGCTCTCCTGAGATTGGTCGATGTGAGGGATCGCAATGTCAGCAAAGCCTTTCGCTAGCACTGCGTCGAGCTGGTTGCGCTCGGCTATTTGGTTCACCACCGCGCCGAGGGTGGTGTCGTGGTAAGACACCTCACGGCGGGAATTAAGTGACCCGCGAAAATCAGCGCTACGGGCGCGAATGGTCAGCGTGTCCGGCGCGCCTCGATGCTCGATTTCATCAACGGTAAACTGACCTTTGCCAATTAGCGCCGAACCTTTCCAGCCGAGAAACAGTGACAGCACCGCGCCGCGAGCGGGCATCGCGAGTTGCCCGTCGCCGTCATCGAGCTCGATATCAAGCTGGTCAGCCTCAAAGCCGCGATTGTCGGTCATCGTCAGTGACAACAGTCGATGACTGAGGTTGTCGGTAATATCATCCCCGCCGAGGGTGAGCATAAACGCGGGCGCAATATCAGCACCGGCGGCGATAGGCATACTGGTCATCATGAAAATAACCCTCCGGCCATATCCTCCGCTTTCTGCGCCATCTCACCCGCCTGACCGGCTAAGTCGTTGGCCTGTTGTTGCAGGTCTCCGAACATCGCCCCGAGCGATTCATCGACGCGGGTTAGGGTCATGCTAAATTCAATCCTGCGAGCACTGCCATCGGCAAAAAAGACGCTTTGTGTCTGCGTCATGCTGGCGACAACGTACATGCCATAGATTGCCCCATCGCCACCAATCAGCGGCCATGCTTTACCCTGCTCGGCCATCGTTTTAAGCGTGAGCATAGACAGCGCGCCGCCGGTGATTTCAGGCAGTAACACGCCCGACAAAGTCACCTTATCCTCACCAGCACCTAAAAACTGATAAGTGGGACGCTGCCCTACACGGCTGTTTGACCGCCAGCGATAATCGAGGCTTTGCTGTAATGATTGATAAGGCAATGTCTGGAGCTGAAACACAAACAGCCCGAGCGTTAACATCATAGTAAGGGCTCCTTAATCGGTATTCATGCGAGAACGGCCAGCGGCGCGGCGTTGGCGGTCACGTTCTTCTAGTGCTTCGCGGATCATGTTTTTGGCATCCTCTCGGTTTTGACCAGGAGGAATATTAATATCGAGCTGGTAAGTATGTTGGCTTTGGTCGGTATAGCTTGCGCCGCCCGCTTTCACGGGGGTATAGCCGCCGGTGAGTATCCCGCCCGAGGGCGAATAGCCTCGACCGTTCGCACCGGTGGCGTACTGATTAACCTTGTTAGCCGTGGCATCGATATCGGCAGACTCTTTTTTCATTAAGCCCATTCTTTCTAACAACCAATCGACCTTGCTGCCTATCGCGTTAAATAGATTGAGCGGTGCCGTCAGCACACTCGCCAGCGCCTGACCAAATTCAACACCGGCATTTTTGCAACTATCGAGGCTTTCTTTCGTCGACTTCACCGGCGCAATCAAATCCCCGAACCATTTCCAAGCCGCTTGGAGTTTTTGCCCCAACAAATCAAACACCGGCATTAATGGCGCAAACATCTCAGACACCGGCGCAAACGCAGCCTTGAGCCCTTCAACCACGCCACTAAAAAAGGCGCTGATAGGCTCCCAATATTTACGGATAAGCAGAGCACCGGCGACAATAGCCGCTGCAATACCGACAATCGGCCACGTCAGCGCCCCGAGCACCGTTAAAATACTGCTACCGACGGCGGCAAAGACAGTGCAGAGCAAACTGGCTCCGGCAATGATCGCATTAATCCCCATCACCACCGGCCACGCCACCAGACCAATCGCACCAAGGACGCCAATGATAGCGACCGCGCCACCGGCAATTTTTAGAATGGTTTGGGATAGCCCTTTATTTTTCTGTATCCACTGGTCGAGCTTAAGCACGTATTTCGTAGCGGTTTGGGTGAGCTGACGTAAAGAGCTCTCTTGCTGGTCAAAGAGGTCGATACCCACAGCCTCATAGGCTGACTGAAATTCTTTAAAATCCCCGCCGAGGTTGTCCTGCATAATGGCAACTAATTCAGCGGTTTTACCATCAGACTCTTTGAATATTTTTGTCAGCTTATCAAGTTTTCCAGAGGCGGCCGCCGTCATTAATGAAGCCGCCGACGCCCCAGCTTCCTCGCCGAATATCACTTTCATATATTCGGCGCGCTGTGAGTTACCTAGTTTGTTTTTAACAAAGCTTTTTTGCATCTCTTTGAGGATGGTAAACAGCGGGCGCATATTACCTTTGCTGTCGGAGGTTCTGACTCCAAGCTCGTCGATTGCCTCACGCGCTTTACCGGTTGGTGCCTGTAAACGGGTTATAACTGCGCGGCCTCCGGTGCCAGATTTTGAGCCATCCAGCCCATCATCAGCCAATGCCGCCACCATTGCGCCCGTCTCTTCGATGCTAATACCTGCATTCTTCGAATGTGGTGCAATGTATGGCAATGCAACACTTAGATCCTCAAACTTAGCTTGAGACTTATTCATCACTGCTGAAATGACATCACCAATGTGTGCCACATCTTTGTTTTGTAACCCCATAGAAGATTTCGTGCTCATTAATAGCGCGGCATTTTCTTCCATGGTTTTTTTGTTTGCTAAGGATAGATTAAGCGTGACGGGCGTCGCGGCGAGGATACCTTCTTTATCAGCGCCTGACTTAGCGATAATGATTTGCGCGGCAGCAGCGTCATCGGCTGAGGCGGCAGTAGTGTCGCCGAGCTGGCGCGCCTGACCCCGTAGCGCCAACATATCCGCGCTCGATTTATCTAGACCGAGTACGGCCTGTAACTCCGAGTTTTTCTGTGCAAAGTCATAACCGGGCTTTAATACGGCAGCACCGGCCACAATGCCCGCCGTCGCCATACCCACACCAGCGGCACCGGCTCCGGCAAGATTACCGGCGCGCGCTTTACCGCTCTGATAGCGCTGATTAATCCGGCTGAGTCGGGCTTGTTGCTGGCTGTTACGTGCGAGGGCGTCACGCTGGCGGTTGAGGCTGGCGGTCGCTTCATTGACCGAGGCTTTCAGACGGCGCTCATCGTTGGATAACGTGCGCGTATTGATACCCGCTTGCCGTAGTTCGAGGCGCTGACGCTGCACGGATTGGTGCAGACCGTTGTATTTGAGCTGGAGTTCAGCGGCGGCGTGTTTGGCCGACTCCATGACTTGCGCCTGTGCGCGTGTCGGCTTTTCAGTGGCTTTAAACTGGATAGCCAGCTCTGCGGCTTCTTGCTTGGCTTTCTTTAACGCTTGGCCGGTCACGGCGAGCTGGCCGCTCGTTTTGCGAAAACCTTCAACGCGTCCGGCTTGGGCGTTCAGCGCTTTGAGGGTTTTCTGCGTGTCGCGAATACTCCCAGACAGAGATTTGCTCTCTGTCTGGATCGCTTTAAACGGACGGCTGGCTCGGTCAACGGCGTTAAGAAGCACCTGCAATTTAAGATTATTGCCCATGCGTGTTTCCGCTTCGTTGTAGCGCTTTGTCGCGCCAGAGGGCGAGCTCGGTCAGGCTCATGGGGTTCAGTTCTGAGGGCGGCCAGTGAAATATCACGGCAATATCCGCCATCAGGTCATCGACCGATAAATCGGTGGGAAAATCTAGCGAACCGAACTCGGCGACAAAAAACCAATCACCTTGCTGGCCAGCGTGACCATGTCAGGCAATTCCATTTTCACGACGTCACTTTCTAGCAACGGCGGGTAGGTCATGCGCGGCAGTACCTTAATGAGCGCGTCAACGTCGGAGTTTGCCACCGCTGCCAGACTCACGCCGCGCAGGGTTCCCGCGTTAGGTTTGGTGACGGTCACTTGCTCGATAAGCAGGTCGCCACGCTGGATCGGATTCTCCAGCGTCACCAGATTGTCATTTTCAGGGGCGACGTGCTCAGGTGTGTTTTTATCTTTAGCCATGATATTTCTCTTTAAAAAAGGGGATTACCGGCCAGTGTTGCACCTGACCGGCCATAACATTACAGACCGATGTTTTTACGGTGCTGTGCTAAGCGATCGACGCCGTTGACCTTCTCAATCATGTTGACGACGTCAATCTCGATGAGCTCTTTGCCGTCGACCATCAACTTGTAGTAGGTGCATTGGGTCGAGATTTTGGTCTCGGTGTTCTCGCCTTGCTTGTTGTCGCCGCCGTCGATTTCTTTGTGGCGGCCACGCAGCACGATTTCCACACCGCTAATCTCGCCGGTGTCGTCACGCTGGAAAGAGCCCGCGAAACGCAGCGGAATATCCGAGGCACCGGGCACGGCGTACTGACTCCAGAGGTCATCATCGGGGAAACCGCCGATTGTCCATTCCACGGCCAGCGCATCGTCGTCGAGCCCTAAATCCACCGCCGCCGAGCCGTTCATCCCGCCGCCGCGATAGTTCTCCAGCTTGCGGGTCAGTTTAGGCAGCGTCACCGAGCTGACGACGCCCATGTAGCTCAAGCCGTCGTTAAACAGGTTGAGGTATTTCAGCTTACGAGGCATTCCCATCGGTTGAGTTCCTTAGCTGTTGGCCGTTGAACCTAAGCTCACCAGATATTTATCGGTGATGCGTTGGCGTAGGGTGAGGTTTTCCAGCGGTGGCACTGGCGTGTAGTCGTAATCGATATAGAGTTTTCCGGCTTTCAGGCTCTCTTTATCGTTGGCGCTCTCGTCATACCAACAATCCGCATCGATGATATAGCCGCCGGTTTTCAGCTCGCGGAATTTGGCCTTAATCCCTTCGACAATGTCGCGGATAAGCGTGGCGGTCATCGGTTTGTCAACCGCCCACATGTGCGCCTCGGCCATGGTGTCGGCCAATACCTGCGCGGTGCGGGTGTAGTTCTCGAACATAAACAGCGGGTCGTCAGAGCAACAGCGGTTGCCCCAAAAGCGGAAACCATCGGAGCGCACCAGCGTAGTAGCACCGGCCTCGTTGAGCAGGTCGGCATCGGTTCCCGGTGCCTGTAAATCCCAAAATACCGAGGCACTAATCCCGGTGACGCCGTTCACACCGACGTTAGACAGGGTTTTGTGCCAACCGGTCTCTTGGTCAATCTTGGCGCGCAGACCTAATGCGCGCGCCGTCGCCCATGCTGTATTAATGGCGTTGGTGGTGGTATTCCATGCCAAGAAGTCCGGCCAAATCAGCATCAGCTCGCGCTGGCTGAAATTGTCGCGGTACTTGATCGCATCCGACAGGGTTTTACAGCCCCATGCGCTGATATAGCCAAAGGCGCGCAACTGCTGACAGACAGCCGCCAGTGCGACGGCCACCTCTTTGGTATCGAGACCCGGCACGCCCAAAATGCGCGGTTTGACGCCGGTCACGGCTTTCGCGGTGAGTAACGCTTTTAGGCCGGTGTATTGGCCGTTCTCATCCGCGCCGCCGATGATGTTGGAAATGGTCGCCGCTTGGATCGCTTCTTCGTCATCACCTTCGCCCTCGGCCACGCGCACCACGACGGTAATGGGTTTGCACTGGTCGCCAATGGCCGCCAGCGCGTCGGCTAAGGTGCCTTTAGTCCCCGCTTTACCGGCAGCGGCCACCACGTCGGTAATCAGCACCGGCACATTGAGCGGGAACATTTTTTCATCTGCATCCGACGCGGTGCAGACCATGCCAATAATGGCGGTTGAAACGGTGGAAATGACGCGGGTGCCGTCGTTAATTTCGAGCACCTGCACGCCATGTTTAAAATCGGGCATCGTGTTTGACTCCGTGAGAAAGTAGCAAGGCTATTGTGTTGTGCGTGGACGGGAACAGCGAGCAATGGCCGACGTTCGGGCGGTGAAACAACAGGCAAAAAAAAAGCCCTCATACGAGGGCGAGAAATAACGGAAACTATCAGGCGGGTAACGGCGGCCAATCAATATCAGGAGCCGATGAGATATCAACTCGGCTGAGTAATACTCGGTAGGTTTTCCATGCCTTAAGTTCGATCAATTCATCCTCGGTCGCGATGTCTAAATCCGAGGCATCTTGTAGAGGCGTAATTTTTTGATTGGCCTCGGCCATCAGTTGTGCGCGGGTTTCTTCAGCCTGAGCGAGTAATTCAGATTTAGGCACCTCGCGAGGCGCTAATTTCTTACCGTCAAAAATCCAATTATCGTCGGGCTGCTCAGGAAACCCTTTAGGAATTTTATTTTTATCGACTTCGAAAACAGATAATGACACCGGCCATAACATAGAAACATCAAATGATGAACTTCGGATGATGGCTTGATCATCGCATGCAATCTTTAGGGTATTGTCCTTAAACTTACTTTGGGATTCATACCAATCTAAGCCATTCTCATCAATTAAATGCAGTGCATCATCTGATAATTTCTGAGTTGGCTCGTATATCTTTAAATTTAATAATTGCATTTAATCACCCTGAAATAGTTACCCATGTTCCATTAATATTTCTTTGGATAGGCTTATAATAAAGAGCATGCACTCCCCAATTAACAGACCATACGGAAGTTACGACACAACCTGCCGGAATGGTAAAACTCCCATCACCTGTCCTAGCCTGCGTTCCCAAGCGCACATCACGCATATATCTCCCGTCTGATTCCCCTTTTGTATAAGCTTCTCCGGCTGGCGTGTAGTTACCTTTAAGCTGAAATCGGGCATCGCTTACCGCCTTGGTGTAGGCTTCTCCGGCAGGGGTGTAATTACCTTTTGCCTGATACCTCGTATCAAAATTGTTGTAATTAGACGGTATTATCTGGCCGGTGAATGAAAACGTGGTCGTGTTCCAATAGCCACGAAAAACACCATTTGCCCATAAATCCACTTGACCATCAACAGAGCTGCGCAAGCCTGAATCGTTATCCCCAATAGTCAGGAAGCCGTTACCAACGCTACCCACTTGGATCTGGTTTCTAACCGTCAAATTTCCATTAAGTGTGCCGCCCCCAATGGGCAATGCACCGACATCACTTGCTGTTGGCTTATTGATAGTCCCATAACCAATATTCCATCCGTTAACATACCCTGTTTCGTTATTCCACGATTGGCGGTTAGCGATATGTCCATGATGAGACATATACAGTTGGTTAATAGATGCACCGTTTTTAGTGACAAACATAAAGCCATAACCATATAACGGCGTGTTTCCTATTTTGGGGAAATCAGATACGGTTTCTGGTTTCGAAATTGATATAAGGTACACACCCACCTGATTAGCGGTAGACAATAGTGTACCGTTCCCAATGTTTCCGCGTATCGCTATTGGCCATGCATCCACATCATTTGGTGTAGGCTTATTTAATGGCCCATAAAGTTTTTGAATATGTTTAACGACAATCGCACCATCGTTTTTGTTCACCGCGAGCCATTCAACGGATAGGTTTCCTGCAGAATCAACAAAGAGGTTGGCGGTTAATCTCTGTTTGTTATCACCGTTCGATCCATACGATAAGTGAATGCCCGTTCCATAACCGCCAAAATGACTATTTGCAGCGCCGCCACCTTGATTAAAAAAGGCATTGCCAATGCTGGTTGGCGATAAAATATCGCTATCCACCATACCCACACCACTCGCCCCCAGTCCCCATGCGCCATTTATCATCAATGCATTAGGGGTATTATCCGTAATAGATTTTTGAACATTGGCGATTGCGGCAGTGCCGAGTTCTAAATTCCTACGCGCCTGCGGCTTATCTTTTAGGTCAGACAGATTTTTATCTTTCTCTAAACGCGTATTGGCGTTGTCGTTGGCCTTGTCTGCATTTTCGTCTGCGGTTTTGGCGTTTTTGTCAGCCTCGGTCGCTTTGTCATACGCGGCTTTAACAGCTTTCGGCGTGGCGGCTAACGCCTCGCTGTTGCTATTGGTGGCGCTGCTGAGTTGTGTAAAACCTTTCTCTTTGAGCGTGGCATCAGGATGGATGCGCGATTGTTCATGCTCCAGCAATTTATCGTCAACGTATTCCTGTGTTGCCAGCACGGTCGAGCTGTCGATAAGCAAATTCACCGTGTCCATATCGCTGACAATCACCACCATGCGCAGGGTCTGCGCACGGCCTGAGCCCTCGGATAACAGCGGCTTGTAACTCTCGGCCATATTACTGACCGCAATCAGATCGCCGACCTCGTCAAACAGACCGAGCTCACGCATCCAAAAGCCGCCAATCTCCGGTGGAATAACCAGCTCGGCCACTAAGTAATTTTTATGTTTCGCGTCAACACTGACTTTATTAAGCGCGGCGCGGTGCTTCTCGGCAATCAGCTTCGTTTGTGCCGGGTCAGGCGTGGGCAACGTGCCGCCACCGTCACCGACGGCCATTTGGGTGAGGTTGATTTTAGTCCCGCCAGCGGTCGCGGCGGCAATCTTGGCCGCGCCGATTTTGGTCAGTACCGCCTTATATTTTTGTGCCATCGGGTTAGCTCTCTAGGTCAGGGTAAACGGTAATAATGTCGCCGTCATACAGGGCGACGCCGGTGTAGGCATAACCGGCGATTTCTTGAATAATGGTTAGCCCGATAAGGTGGCGACTGGCGGGCTTGGCGTCTGCGATGAGTCGCTCCATCTCGTGATACATTTCCTCGGTGATACCGCTTTCCAGTACGCCAATATCAAGCCGAAAGGTGCCGGGCGGGTCATTGGTCTCCCACCATTCATTGACATTAATCACATAGCCCAGCGGCTCAACCACGCGGCGCACCGCGCTAATCGTGCCTTTGCGGCTGTGGATGTAATACGCCGCTGCTATCACCTCTCGCTTGGTTTCTTCCGGCCATGTCGCGTCCCAGCGGTCAACCGAAAACGCCCACGCCAGATAAGGCAACAGGTTGACGGGGCAGGTTTTCGGGCTCCAGAGCTGGCGCAGGGGTATCGGGGTTCGTTCTATCTCAGCACAGGCAATCGCGGCGGCCACCTCCAGCGGCGACGAGCCAACCGGTAATAGGCGGTTATCACTCATCCGCGCCCCCAATGGTGATCGCATACTCAGAACAATAGGACGCCTGAGTCTCATCGAGCACGATATCGGCGACCGGCTGCGCCAGCTCAACGCGCTGCACACCTTCCACATGGAGCGCGGCATAAATGGCTGATTTGCGAATGTCTCGCCCGAGTCGGTGCTGAGCGGTGATGTAGGCTTTCAGTTTGGCCTCGGCAGCCTGTCGCACCGGCTCGACTTCCGGCCCCGGATAGAGATAGAGCTCAGCCTCAATCTGGTACGGCACAATCTCGGCACTTTGCACCGTGACACGGTCGGCAACGGGGCGCACGTCTTCAGCGTTGAGCGCTAAATCGACTTTCTGGATCAACTCATCGCTGGCTGCGCCGTTCCCCTCACGCGAAAGCACCGAGACGGTGACGCACGCCGGTGACGGACTGAAGACCGACACGTCGGCGACTCGACCGTCAGCACTGCGGCCATGGAATTGATACGCGCCCACTGAACCGGCCACGCTTAAGCCCTCAAAGGCTTGCTGAATACGTACCCGAAAATCGTTGTCGGACTCCAGCACGGCGGCCAGAGGGGGAATAGCGGTGGTATCGGCAGGCGTAATGACCAGACGCTCAACGTTATAGTTCGCGCCGAGGTTATCCAGATCGCCGCCGGTGGCATAGGCCAGCATGTTCGCGCGGGCAGCTTCATTCACCCGCTGACGCCACATCACCTCGCGATAAGCGCTTTCTTCGAGTAACTTGGTCAGCGGCTCCGATTCGAGCTGTAAGGTGCGTGCTACCGCCTCGCGCTGGCTTTCGTCACACAGCGACAACAGCGTCGCCTTGCGCTCGGCTAAAATACTTTCGTAGTCCAGCACCTCGACCACATCGGGCGCGGGGAGCTGACTCAGGTCAATGGTTGCCATGGATTAACTCACAGGTACGTTAAGGGAGAAGGTGCCGCCGGTGTCGGTCAGCGTGCCGGTGATATCGACCACCATCTCGCCGTTAAACCGGTTATCGAACGTGATGGCCGTGAGCCTAACGCGGGGCTCCCACTTTAAAATCGCCATATAACAGGCGGCCATAATTTGCAGGTTGAGCGCGGCGTTCTGCGGTTGGTCAATCAGCGCAGACAACAGCGAACCATACTCGCGGCGCATCACCCGCGTGCCGACCGGCGTGATAAGAATATCGCGCACGCTTTGGCGAATATGGGCGAGGTCATTGAGCTGCTGGCCGTCCTCTCGGCTCATGCCTGAATAACGCGCCGTCATTTCGTTCCCTCCGTCCATTCACCGCCGCCTTTAACGCCGCCATGCCCATGGTTATCAACCTGTACGCCGTTCGAGGTGAATTTGCCGGTATGTTCGATGGTGCCGCGCATCGTGCCGCCTTTTTTCACCTCGATAGAGCCGGTGGTCAGCTTGTTGGTGCAAACCACTTCGGGGGTATCGAGTGTGATTTTTTCGCTGGCGGTCACGGTGACGGACGGGCAAGTCACCACCACCGACGCCGAGGCGTTCACATCCGCGCTTTTAATGCCGCTCACGGTGAGTTTGCCGGTATCCGGCTCGTACTCGATGACCGCGCCGTCTGGAAACTCGACGCGCCAACCATCGGCAGACGCCGACGGGGCGGGGAATTCATCGCAGTAAATGCCGGTCAGGACAAAGGCGGTATCGAGCTCGCCGCCAACGGCCAGCAATAACACCTGCTCCCCCACCGACGGAGCCCACCAGTCACGCGAACGGCCAGCGCGACACGCCAGCCAGTTAATCCAACCGGTTTGAATTTCACCTGTTTGGATGCGGCACAGGGCTCCATCGGTATCGACTTCGGACACGACACCGGTGCGGATAAGGTTGCGCAGTAGGCGCGAGATTTCGGATAGTTGGGATTGTGTGCTCATGGGGAAAGGATGCCGCGGTGCAGGGCTTGCGGCAATATGAGTGCGTCGGGTGAGGAATGAGACAACAGTGTTAATATTCGAAATGAACTATTGTGGGTTGATATTGAGCTATAGTAGGCGCTTGGCGCTATCAGAGGCTCTTAATACTTCACCGTTGAATTTTGTGCTAATTTGGCATTGATATATTACCGAATTAGTAATTGAGGATAGTATTATTTAATTTTATATAACATTATTTCATATACTAATCTATAACATACGAGGCATTAATCGCAATTAAAGCCTTTGTGTTTTTAGCAATCAAATTAACTAACACCTATAGGGATTTACTGGATAATATATTAGGGTGATAAAAAATAAACCACCAATAAAAAGCCGGACAATCCGGCTATTTTTTATTAAAGAAATAAAACAACCCAGCCGTAGCGAAAAATATTAAAATCGCAGATAACCCCATTTTAAAGTATGGCCAAACTATTGTAGTACTTTTATCGCCAGCATACATGGTTGCTATGAAGACCAATGCACAAAGAAAGCCAAACCCCCCAGCCATCTTTAAATTAAGGCGTAAAATTAGTTCTTGAGAAACAGTGTACAAATCAAAGTCGTCATTATTTTTCTTTAAATTCTCGTTATTTACTTTTCCAGAGTCACTATCTATTACTTTATATGACAAGAAGTTTGAATGTTTAAAAAATGGGACTGTTTTTATATTTAGCGGAACGTAGATGTCATCATAATTAACTGAGGACTCAATTGGATTACAATGAGAAATGACAACATCATCAGGACTACAAGTCAGGAAAAGCTTCTTTTTACTCTCCTTTGGATTAGCTAATTTGATACTTAGCGTATACCTATCACCATGATAAACATCATAAAAACACCCTTTACTTTGATGATTATACTTTGCTTTTATACGATTCCCTTGTGAATCAAAAATGCCCTCCACATAAAAGAATATCATGTCATCATAATAATTTTTCATGACTTCAATTCTACTAACCCAGCTAGCCGAAGGTTCACGAACAGAGCAAGTAACATACTTAAAGAAAAGAGGTGACTCTTGTTCATCACATATTTCAGCGTCAATAAAGTCGTCCAATTCCATTCGAACATGATAAAGTTCTGTTGTTTCACTCCAGTCAAAAGCTAAGATTTTAGCTTTCCTAACTGATGTATGTGTTAATTTCTTTGAATCACTCTGCTCTAGATTTTTATTGCCGTGAGTATAAAATATAAAAACATCACTACCCTCTATTGATTGCCTTTGTTGAGAAATGCACTGTTCAACATACTTTTTTTTGTATCTAAAATGAATGACATCACCCTTTGGTAAACTTAGCACTTTAAATATATCAGCTTTATACTGTTCTCTAAAGTCAGAGCTAAATGCCGCGATAACCTTAACATTCATACTAACACTTCTCCCAAACAGCGTTCCCAACGAAATTTCTTAAGTTTATATATATCTAAATCATCCCTAGGTATTCCATCCCTCTTGCCTTTATCGACCCAACGATTATGAGGCTGTACCGTACCTACTAGTTGCCAGCCAGCGCCCCTTAAGGATGCTCCTGTCTCACTAGTTAAAGTGTAAGTGATAATTTTTTCCCCGCCCATCATTTTCCAAATTGAACCACATCTACTTACTAGAAAAGAGCAAGTTCCTTTGGGGGCATTTTCATGGACGCATAACCGTGTTATTTCAGCAGTAACCCCATCCATATAAGTAGCCGAGACAGGGTTCCCGACTATAGCGACCCCCACCATCTCACCCGTGACTACATGGAAGGCTGCTATAGCCCATCGGCCTGAGTTCCTAGAGGTTGGTCGATGGTGTCTATGATGTTCGGATACAAATTCATTTGCCTTTTTTATCGTTATCGGTTTCACAAATACTACTTTTGCCACAACTTACACCTTGTGATTTTCATCCATTAACACTTCGTAATAACCATACAAAATTTAAATGTTTTTAACAAGATTCGAAAACAAAACCGTAAGTACAAGTTATTTTTAGGCTTAGTGGTGGTGTTCAGAAGCGTTCATTGCTTTGGCAATCTGTCAGATTTAACTCTGCACTAGAGGAATACCTACTTAATAATATTCCTATTCACTCGCAAAGAAACTCAGCCACTACCTCCTCAACGATATGCTTATCCGATGCACTAAACCCCAATAGCGGGCGCGCATCATATTTCACTTCGCGACTAAACCGGTTCGGCTTGTCGCTTAAGCCCTCTTGATGTATCCGCACCATACGCTGAACACGTCCGACAAACTCAACCACAGCGGCATCGCTTGAGCCTTGCGCTTTCATAAAGCGATTAGTGCGCAGCTTGGCGAACATCTGACGCTTTACGCGGCCTCGTTTGCCGCTGGCCGGTTGCGGTTTTCGACTGGCGTAGGGCATGCCGTCGGGCGCTTTCTGCTGCTTAATGTGCTGTTGCTGACTGGTGCGCAAGCGCTTAGCCACTTCGACCGCAATTTTGCGACGCTGCACCGGTGTTAGGTTGCCAATCAGCCCCGCGAGCCGTTCCTCAAACTGTTTGAGCTCACTCATCCCACTGACTCACTAGCTCGCCGTTGATATAGAGCTCCATAGGGCGCTCAACCGGCTGCGGGATAGGTGGCTCGACGAGGTGCTTCACGTGAAGCGCCCTATCTACCTGCTTGACGATAACGCGCTCGGTGAGGCGCAGGCTAAAACTGATATCGATACTGTCGTGATTATTCAGGTCAGCAAAGTAAGTGAAGCCGTTCCGCTTGCCCTCGTCGGTGGTCATGATATCCGGCTGGTTTTCGCGGAGCCATGCGTTAATCGGCACGATGAGCAAATCCAAATCGCCAGAATAATCGGTCACCATCACATTCAGCGTGTACAGATTTTCATGCGATAGCGTCGCGGCTAGCGTGGTCGCAATCGTCCCGTTATCTACAAACAGGCGCAGCATATCGGGATTTTTACGCAGCACCGGCGCGGCTTTCTCAAGCGCTTCGCGCAGACTCTTGGGCTTTAACATCGTGTGACTCCTGGCACTGTTTCACGGTTTCCACTTGTAGCGCGCAGCTCACCAGTGCGCGCTCTAATTGACGGTTATCCTCACTCAGATCGCCATTAGTTTTCGGCAGGCTTGCCGGTATCGGGCAGCTCGTCACCTTCGGACAGCCAACGTAAATAAGCGTCGGGGGTGTCAAAGGCGGGACGGGTGTGCAGCCTTGCAATATCATCAGGCAAAGCGGACTGATACCAATCGCGCAGTGCTTTATTTTCATTGAGTAGCCTCGTTATTTTCTGGTCTTTGCCGGTGGCGAGCTGCTGCGCGTGGCTAAGTTGCTGACGCAATAACACCTGAGCGCGTTCGCTGCGGTTAGCGTTATCGCGCACCACGTTGAGCTGATTGTTTAAGGTGGCGAGGTTATTTTTTTGCGTGATGATGGTTTGCGTGGCGTCGCTGAGCGCTTGCCCTAGCTCGCGGTTTTCACGCTTTAACCACAACAGGCCAACCACGGCCACGACTAGCAAGATAATCAGCGTTTTCATGGGGCAAGTGTTCCCCCTGCCGCGCGATAGACCTCGATCAGTTTGTCGAGCCGGTGCTCTCGCTGGCCGTACCCTGCACCCGGCAAAGACGCCCAAATATTGCGGCACTTGTCGATCGCAAGCTCAATATCACCATGCTCGATATCGCTGAGGCTTCGCTGCTCGGTCAGCAATTGCACCGCGAGGCGGTCTTGTGACGACGGGCTAAAGTCAGGCAGTGAAAGCAATGCTTTATAGTGCGGCCAGTAGCGATAAAGCTGCTGATAACGCCCCGAGGCGGTCGAGCGCTCACCGCGTCGGTTGAAGGTTTTCGCGGGACGACCGTGCGCAAACGGGTGATCGCTGTAGTCGGTGAAAATCTCCGGCTTGCCATCGATACCCGTCACCACCACGTCATAGCCCTGATTTCGAGTGAGTGGATGGTTCGCCGTTCCCTCAGAAAACGCCAGCATATCGAGAAACGCGGCGACGTTTGGATGGACTTTAATCACGGCCATTATTTATCCCCTTTGTCAGTTTTGTTTTCTTTGCTTAGGCGGCGCTGAATAAAGATTTCCACTACCTGATAACCTGCGATCCCCAGCATGGCCGCGATACCATAGATAGCCACTGGATTAATCTCGGGAAACTGCACCAGTACAACGCCTGATACCATGGAAACAAAGCCGCCGAGCAACATGCGGCCAATGAAAAGCCGAGGGGTGATAGGTTCCCCACCGGCGAGCACCTTACCCACGACAATAAACGCGCCGGTAAGGAACAGCGTCACTACGGTCTTATCGGATTCGATCATGAATTAATCCCATAAATTGACAGTCTCCGACGTGGTCGATGACTCAACGACCGGCAACTCGACAGCGGTGCCATGTGGTAACACCGCGCCCAGCTCAGCCAGTCCCGGATTGACCGCGAGCACCGCCTCGACCACGCCCTCGGTGCGCCCGTAACGGCGATAACACAGGGCGTCGAGGGTGTCACCCTGTGAGGCGATAACGCGCATTAGATTTGCCCTATGATGGATTTAGGCCGCCCTTCTAAGCGACTCACCGCCCAACGAGCATCGCGCCACAGCGTGTCAGCGGTGCTCTCAACGGTGTCGGCTTTCCGGTCGCCTTTGGCGCTGGCGTCATAGCCGCGGTAACGTTCGTAGACGCTGGCACTGGCAAAGGCCGATACGGCGCGCAGGTAGTGAAAACATTTTTCACTTTCACCATCGATTTTCTCAGCGGGAACCTCCGCTAAACAGGAGTAGCCTGCGGCGATATTACGCTCCCGAAAGAGATGTAACTCGGCGTTGGTTTCGGCAATCCCCATGCGGATCGCTTCACGCAATCGCTCAGGCGTGACCACATACTCAAGGCGCATGAGCTCACGGATACGCACCGGGTCGATATCCGGCCAGAAATAGGTGTTTTTAATCACCGGCTCACGCGGTTCAGGCGCAGGAATGACTATCCCTGATGCGTCGGTGTTCTCATCCGAGGCAGGAATGATGATTGTCGTCATGACAAATCCTTGTAATGGGTGGGCGGTGGACGCAGAAGCCAATCAGAGCAAGCCTGTTTTCTCTGCGTGCCGCCCGGCGCGGGGCGCGTTCTGTTAGCGGCGAGCAGTGGCGCTCGTCGGTTTGCGCGTGCGAGTGGCTGATTTAGCCGGTGTTTTCGCACGCTTCGCTGTTTTGGGTTTGGCACGCTCTTTCGGTTTTGGCGCGGGAGCCGGTTCGGGCTCGCTGGCGGCCTTAATGGCTCGCTCCAGTCGCTCGATATCCTTTTTCACACCGGCCAATCGGTCGAGCTGCATGGCGCGTTTTAGGTGCTCTAGCGCTTGGAGCGCCGCGCCCTCATCACGCAGTACCAGCCCGGTGATTTTGTGCAGTTTGGCGCGCACCTTATCCGGCATATCGGCGCTTTCAGTCAGCGCCATGGTTTCGAGTAATAACGACACGGCCACAGGCTCACCGGCGGTATGTAAACGGTCGGCGGCGATAGCCACATCCTCAGCCAAAAAATAACCGGTGGGTCGGTTGAGATGTGACGGCATAGCGAGGCCATATTTTAGGGCGTAGCGGGCAATCTCCAGCGCGCCAGCAATATCATCGGCGTCGAGCTTCCACACCATGACGGTCATTAAAACCGCATCTTGAGCACCTCGGCCGTCGGCCAAAACGCCCGCGACCCATGGCGCGTACTCCGGCAACATGCCGCGCTTAATCTCGGCTTTACGCTCGAATGAGTGCACACCTTTTAACGTGCGCATATCACCGGCTAAACGCATGAGCACCAGCTCGTATCCGCTGGCGTGGCGCAGCGCGCTGTTTTCGCGCTGCGCCGCCTCCTGTGCCGATACCCGCATCATGTGACGTTGTGCAGGGCTCGCCATGATTATTCCTCGGTCGGTTTATCATCAACCGGCGCGGATGCCTGTTCCGGTGCCGCTGGCGCTTCAAAGGTGCCAACTTTGATATTTTCAATCAGGCACGCACAGCCGTAATCCTCGACCACAAAATCGACTTTCAGCGACTCATAGTTTTCGATACGGTCACGCTTGGCGTTCTCCTCGATATGGCGGCGGTGCGAGCTGTCCATAATGTAAATAGACAGGTTATCGAGGCGCGTCACCATCATGGCATCGGCGGGGAAGTACGGCACACGCACCGCCGGTAAGTTACCGATGCGCTTTTGGCTGACAATCACATCGGCGGCCATGGCTTCGGTGTTCGGCTGCTCTTGGTTCACCAGCGGGAAATACTTGTCCGCTAACAGCTGACGGCCACAGATAACCACAAGGTCTGGGTCTTCTTGGTGCCATGGGTCGATCATGCTGTTGGTCGCATCCATCACCACGGCGTCAAGGTTGGCATAATCGCCGTTTTTACCTACGCGAATGACGTTAGACACGGTGCCATCTTCGGCGGTGATACTGTCCATGACGCGCTGCGGGGCTTCATTGCGTAACTTCTGCAACCAGCCGACGGCTAAGTCCTGCAACATTGGATTTTTACTGCGGTCAGACTTCGGTGCACGGGCAATACCGTTAAAACCGGCCATGATGTAATCGAGCGCCTGACGCTTGGCAATCGCATCGCGTAAACGGATCTGGAAGTCCTGATAACGCGCCCACAGGTCGAGGGTGTTGTAACGGATGTGAAAGTCAAAATTGACCTGTTCACATTTGTATTTACGCGACGTCAATGCGGCAAAGTCGGCGGTTTCACGCTCGCCGCCGTTGTCGGTGTCGGCGGTGCTGGCGATAGAGCCGGTGACGCCGAGGCCGATTTTCTCACCCTCTTGCTCATCCACCGGCACCATGTTGATACGGGTCAGAAAATCCGAGGTTTCTTGCACGGTGGTGATAAGGGTCTGCGTAACCGACGGCTCAACGCTGAATTTTTTATCGATATCGGCAACATCAACATTATTCAGCTTGGCGACTTGGGTCAGGAACGCATTAAATTTAAAACGGGTATTCTGGCGCATAGTTTCTCTCAATCAAATAAGGGGCAGACGGCGCAGTAAGCCGCGCCGGTTCACAGTCAAACGGTTAACAGTTGGTGAGGTGGATTTCTTCGCCGTTGCCACCATTGGCCGCTGGACGGCGTGACTGTCCAAAGTGCTCGGTGTTACCGAGCTGACCTTTCAGCGCTGATAATGCCTGCACGCTGTTTTCTGCGGTTTCCTGCGCGGTTTTCAGGTCATTTTCTAACGTGGTTAAACGCTGCTCGACGTCGTCCTGATAGCTTTGCACCTGCTCAGAAACGACCGAGACCGCCTCATGCACATCGTTAAAACGTGCGTCATCGTTGGCTTGCTTGCGGCTAAAAATGCGAGTGACTTTGTCAGTCAGTGTGGTGAGAAGCGTGTCGGGAACGTCCTGAAATTCCAGCGTGACCAGTGTCGCCACAGAAAACAGATCGTCAGGTTGCTCTTTTTTACCGGCGAACGGGTTCACTTTGGCCTTGGCGCTGAATTCCAGCATCTCAGTTCCGAGGCTGGCGGGGTCATCGGTGACCGCAAGGCCGACCAGATAGGCTTTGCCCGTATTGGCAAAGTTCGGACGAATTTCCATCGAGGTGTAAATCTTTTGCCCGGCCTTGACCATGGAGATCAAATCCTCGAGCGGTGCCATCTTGGCATAGAGTGCCAGCTTGCCGTTTAGGATGGAGTCATCCTCAATGGTTTCGGCCTTAAGCTCGACCACATCACCAAGGCGCTTAAAATCGCCTGTTGGTAACACGCCTTTGATATGTTCGAGATTGATGCGACAGCCGCGAACGCGGGGATCAAAGCTGTCGGCCATTTGCTGAATGTCAGTTGCTTCGATGTTACGGCCATCGCAGGTGTCACCCTCGACGCCGATGCGAAACCAGTTAGATACTTTCTTTGCCATTATTCAGGTGTCCTGAGTGGTGTTTGGGTTGTTTGGTATCGGGGCTAGTTTCCCCACCCAGCACTGACACCGCCATCAATCCCCGTCTGACAATCGCCTACACAACAGCCCTGTAAGGCGCGCCCACTCTGCCTTGCGTAGCCTTGCCCTCGTTATCTATGCGAGAGGCAATATCGATGATTACCACGGACACATCACTCCTTCACGACCCGAGGCGACAGGCAGCCTTGCTCTACTGGCAAGGTTTTTCCCCCCGTCAGATCGCCGAAACGCTCAGTCAGAAAATCCCGACTATCAACAGTTGGAAACGCCGCGATAAGTGGGATGACATCCACCCGATTTCCCGCGTGGAAACCAGCATCGAATCCCGCTTAATTCAACTAATCGCTAAGCCTAAAAAGGATGGGGGCGACTATAAAGAGATTGACCTGTTAGGCCGCCAGATTGAGCGCCTAGCGCGCGTGAATCGCTATAGCCAAACCGGCAACGAGGCCGACTTAAATCCGAACGTGCGCAACCGCAATAAGGGCGAGCGTAAAGCACCGAAAAAGAACTATTTCAGCGAGGAGGCCATCGAGAAACTCAAGTCGATTTTTTTCGAACAATCTTTCGGCTACCAGCTCGGCTGGCATGAGGCCGGGCTTAAATACCGTATTCGCGACATTCTCAAATCGCGCCAGATTGGCGCTACGTTTTACTTTTCGCGTGAGTCGCTACTACGTGCGCTCGATACCGGCCACAACCAGATTTTTCTCTCGGCCAGTAAGACTCAGGCTTATGTGTTCCGTGAATACATCATCCAGTTTGCGCGCATGGTGGATGTGGAGCTCACCGGCGATCCGATTGTGCTCGGCAATAACGGCGCAAAGCTGATTTTTCTTGGCACCAACTCCAACACAGCGCAGAGCCATAACGGCGACCTATTGGTCGATGAGATTTTCTGGATCCCCAATTTCCAGAAACTGCGAAAAGTGGCGTCAGGTATGGCCTCGCAAAAACATCTGCGTACCACCTATTTCTCGACGCCGTCCACGCTGGCACATGGCGCGTATCCGTTCTGGTCAGGGGAGCTATTCAACAAAGGGCGTAGCAGCGCCGACGACCGTGTCGATATTGATATCAGCCACGGCGCACTGGCGAAAGGCGCGCTGTGTGCCGATGGGCAATGGCGGCAGATTGTCACCATCGAGGACGCGCTCGCCGGTGGCTGCGACCTGTTCGATCTCGATACGTTAAAACGGGAAAACAGCGCCGAGGACTTCCGCAACTTGTTTATGTGTGAGTTTGTCGATGATAAGGCGTCGGTGTTCCCGTTCGAGGAGCTGCAAGCCTGCATGGTCGATTCGAGGCTGGAGTGGGAGGACTTTATCCAGATTGACCAACACCCTCGACCGTTTGGCTATCGTCCAGTGTGGATTGGTTATGACCCGTCGAACACTGGCGACAGCGCGGGCTGTGTGGTGATGGCACCGCCCGCCGTTCCGGGCGGTAAGTTCCGCATTCTGGAGCGCTACCAGTGGAAAGGCATGGACTTCGCCACGCAGGCCGAATCCATCAAGGCACTGACTGAAAAATACGTCGTGGAATATATCGGCATTGACGCCACCGGCATCGGGCAAGGCGTTTATCAGCTGGTGCGCAACTTCTTCCCTGCGGTGCGGGAAATTCGCTATAGCGCCGAGGTGAAAACCAACATGGTGCTAAAAGCAAAAGACCTCATCACCACCGGGCGATTGGAGTACGACATCGCCTACACCGATATCACGCTCTCGTTTATGGCCATACGTAAAACCATGACGGCCAGCGGGCGCGGTATGACCTACGTCGCCAGCCGTAGCGAGGAAGTCAGCCACGCTGATATCGCATGGGCGGCCATGCACGCCATGATTAACGAACCGCTCACCGCCGGTAACGGCAACGTCACCCCTTCAATTTTGGAATTTAACTAATGAGCAAACGTAAAGGCCAACGCGCCAAAAAAATGACCGCGCAGTCTGACACCTCAGCACAGGCGTTTACCTTCGGTGAGCCCTCGGCGGTGTTAGACCGCCGTGACATTCTCGATTACGCTGAGTGCATCAATAACGGCAGATGGATCGAGCCGCCGGTGAGCTTTGCGGGACTGGCGAAAAGCCTGCGCGCCGCCGTCCACCACAGCTCGCCAATTTATGTAAAACGCAACATTCTTGCCAGCACCTTTATCCCGCACCCGTTACTGAATCAGCAGGAATTTAGCCGCTACGTGCTCGACTATCTGGTCTTTGGAAATGCTTTTTTAGAGAAGCGTTTTAATCAGCTTGGGGAGGTTATGCGACTTGAGTGCTCACCGGCGAAATATACCCGCCGAGGCGTTGAGGAGGATGTTTATTGGTTCGTGCAGTCATTCAAAGAGCCGCACCGCTTCGCGCCGCGTTCGGTGTTCCACTTGATTGAGCCAGATATTAATCAGGAGCTGTACGGCTTGCCGGAATATATGAGCTCGCTCAACTCGGCGTGGCTGAATGAATCCGCCACCCTATTCCGCCGCAAGTATTACCAGAACGGCGCGCACGCAGGCTACATCATGTACGTGACCGACGCCGCGCAGAGTAATACCGACGTTGAGGCACTGCGTGAGGCCATGCGCAGCTCGAAAGGGCTGGGTAATTTTAAAAACCTGTTTTTCTACGCGCCGAACGGTAAACCGGATGGAATTAAGATTGTGCCGCTCAGCGAGGTAGCGACCAAGGATGATTTCTTTAACATCAAGAACGCGACCCGCGATGACTTGCTCAGCGCTCACCGCGTACCACCCCAGATGATGGGCGTCGTGCCCAATAACACCGGCGGCTTTGGTGACGTCGTCAAAGCGGCTCAGGTTTTTGTGCGCAACGAGCTAACGCCCTTACAGGAGCGCATCAAAGAGGTGAATGACTTTCTCGGTCAGGAAGTGGTTCGCTTTAAGCCTTACGAGCTACCGAAAAACAAGTAACGAACAGACAACCACAACAGCCGCCGCCGGGCGGCTTTTTTGTATCCCTCACCAGCGCCCACAGGAGCGCCAGCACCGCGATGATGTAGAAAGACGCATCAACATCCAAACAGACACCCCAAACAGCACCACGACGCTCTCAGACGATCAGATATAACCGCATTAACACCCTCAGCGCGCAATGCTATCCCCGCCACGCCTGCCCACTTAACCGATAAGTTTTTATGCAGGTGCATTAGACAACAGAACCTTGATGAGTAAAGGCATAACATGATTATTTCGATTCAAAGTTCTGATGCAAGAATATGCATTTAAAAGTTAACACTACTAGGCTAATTTGACAGCAGCGCCAGCAGTAGTGACATTATACCAATAAGTATCACCGTTTTTTGATTCTGTGAGTTCGATATAGCCAAAATTAGGATTAATTTGAGCCACAGACTTTACACCTTTCATAGATAAAATCTTCTGCGTATCTGCGGCTATTGGATAATCTTTCACTGGTGATGTACTGTAGAGTTCAGAAGTAACATCCTGAAGTCTTCTTACTTGTGCAAGTCTAGGCAAACTACTCGAGTTGTAAGGAGTTAAAATACCTATTGGTTTTTTGTGCTGAACTACCAGCTTACTCCATGCTGTAGGACAAAAACCATTCTGTGAGCCATGGTGAGCTATTTTGAAAATTGATGCAGAATTCTTTGGCGCTAATTGAGTAGAAGACAATGCGTCCCACCCTTTGTTAGCATCTGAACTTAACTCCAAGTCAGCACCAAGAAAAATATCGTTATTATTTTCTTTTGAAATGCACAAAGTGACGCAGTTTTCATTCTTGTTTTCTCTTCTTATTGAGGCTGGCAATTCAAGATTCGGATCATTTTCGAAGGTTTCTACTTGCTTGATAAAAAATAACAAGCTTTCATCACACTCTGCATTTGAAGGTGATAAGGCACAAATTCTCAAAGGAGCTTTAGCATCAAAATGAAGAGCAACATCTGCTCGAGTAGTCTGTACTTGACGTTTGCTTCGTAGAACCTCTTGAAATATTTCGAATATCTCAGCAACCCCCTGCTGAGGGGCTCTATGCGGGTTTACATCAGCTAGATTCGTTAAATAAGTCAAAAACTCCCTTGTTGACAACGCTTGAGGGACAAAAATTTTAGCATTAGTGCATGCAACTACGATATCAAACATACCTTTGATATGATCATCATGAAAATGTGAAATAACTATCAATTTCACATCGCCAAATGGAATGTTATTATCTTCAAGGTATTCTAAAGCAGCAGGTTTTTTTTCATTTTTATTTTTTCCATAGCACGAATCAACAATAATCCATTCATTTGGACTATAGTTACACAACATCCCTTCACCTACTCCACGACCAAATAATACAAATTTCAACTTCGAGAGCCTCAAGCATTTTGAAAAATACTAAACAAATCATTAACTATATTTTCAACTCTCTTTTTACGAATTATTGATCTTTCCCTTATAATTCGTCTTAAATTAAAATCATTAACTTTAATTCTGGTACCTTTATCAGTTGAACGATATCCAGCTTTCCAATAGAAGACACTTCCTATTCTTAATAACTCAGCATCACTGGATTTGAACGCATCTACTGGAGCATTAATTATTTCTAAAAATTCATTAGTGGAGTTCTGGTATATTCTTGCTTCAAAAGAAACTTTATTATCACTACCCGCAAAAATACGATCAATTACACCATAGCAATCTCTAACAGCAACGAAATTTCTTTTTGCCTCTTCACGCTTGGCTTTAATTAAATGTCTTTCTTTGGACGACTCCAAGAATTTCTTCAGATTTATTTCATCCTGATCCATATCAAAAATAGCGGATTTCTCAGACTCATATTCACTAGACATAAATGAATTCTCATCAGCTATAAACAATTTTGTGTTCTTTGCATTCTTATGAGAAATATTCACCATAAATGAGCCTGAGGCGCTTGCATTAACACTATGTAGATTTGAAACTCTATTGATAGATTCAATCCCATAACTCGTAATGTCCTTTGAGACCAAGTCAGGTATTAGTGAATTATTTAGTTGGGCACTCATTGCACACCTCCTAAAACAATGCTCAATAGTTTCTCATAGCCTTCAGTGTTATTTTTCTTGTACGTATAGTAGCCATCAAGTATTTTCTCCACTCGTTCATTCCAATCATTTTGCTCTGGAAAGGAAAAGTGGTTATTAAATTCAAAAGCAGCCCTGTGAGTATGCTTAGGATCCGCTTTATGGTCATTAGCTGCTCGAACAGTAATATTTAATGTTGAGTTTTCATCATAAAAGTCATCTACCTGAATAGATGTTTGCTTCATTCCATAATGGAGTTCATCATGTCCGAAAGAATTCTTCCACACATCTTTTGGTGCTAAATGATGACCTAATGCATGCCAATCATCTTTTTTATTGAAGTTTATTTGAAATTCAAAGTTCACTCCAATAGCAGTTACTTTTGTATAAGAAAACATAACCAAAATACTTCGTAACAGGTCTAGTAATCGATCATCATCGCCATCGATTAATAACTCAACAATAATACGCTGAGGATCAGAAAACCATCTAAACCAAGCAAAATCAATATTAATTACAGAAGCTTCAATGAACTTGATTTCAGCTTTATCGCAATCTTCTTTAGATACAATCTTATGATATCTAAACCAATCTGGGGTAAATACGCCAGGATGGAATTGTCCAGCAACAACTATGGTAATCTTTGTATTTAATACAACATATTTATCTTTAGCATCATTACTCATAGCAATCACTCTTAATTAAATATCCCTATAATTAAATGGCCTATAATGCATCACCCGAACTATAGACAGCTTTCTCAGTGTATAGCACCCTTCAGAACACATCAAGCAAACAAAGTCGAACGAAAGGTTGTGCAAATCCCAAGCTAGCACAAATATTTACGACAATGAAAAGAAAAACCTACATATTGTGCTGCAATCACAAACATACCACTTCATATGCCCAATCCGTCGAATCTGCCCTCCTTCTACTTCTTCTCTAGAGAGGAAAACTCTCTCTTCATCATAAAATTAGTTTTCATCTCAGAAGAACTCTTGTTCTCACATAGTGGCCAAAACTCTACTTTTTTAGCTCAATGCCTAATAGCGAAATATTATCTCATTCTCTGTGAATACCATTCGAGCTGAAAGTGCATACCTTTACCTTCTTAAGTGCCAATAATGTGCTGATGATGATTTAACGGTAATGGTTGCATCCTGATAGCATCTTTCAGTGCTTTAGCCACGTCAGGCTCATCCCAACTCACATCGCCGTTTTCAATTAGTTTCATCACAGCGGCGGCATACTCAGACGGTGTAACCTCCGGTTTTATGTCCACACTGTGCTGCCCCTCCCCACAGTTATTGACAGGACTCCGAGGCGCGCCAGAGGCGCTTTTTAAAGTCAAAGGATCAAGGTCAACGTCAACGGCCTTGCTGACGATGCGCCATTGAGTCTCGCGAGTTTTGTGGATGTGGCTTTCACCAAGATGCGGCGCAAAGATGCCGACAACCTTCGGGACTTCTTCGTCGTATTCGTTGAGCTCGTCGGCTATCTCGCGAGCGATACGAACGGTCTGTAAATCTCTTGCTACATTTGCACCGCCCTGCGCCTCGATATAGGCCGCAAAGTCACCACCGTCGGCAGCTGCTCGCACAGCCTCGACGCTTTCATCAAAACTATCGGCGATACTGATACCGCGTAGGCTTTGGCGGCGACACTCACGGTATGCGCCCATTGTAGGAATACCAATCGGGTGAAATTGTGGAATACGCCAGATAGACGCCCATGCTGTAACGGCGGCGGCGGTCTGAGATAAGGGCTTGCCGGTGTCATGGTCTATTTCGCCGTCAAGCGCATAACCATCGATATTTTTAGAAACGTATTTAGCGATGTAGGCTACCGCGCCGCCTTTGTTGAGGTGCTTACACTCAAAGCGCTGCTTACGAGCTCCGCGTTCGTCACCGTCTTCTTTTAACGCGTAACGTTGCATAATCTCGACAATAGCCGCGCGTTGTTTGCGGTCGCAAAACAGCACCATATGCCAGTGAGGTGTCCCGTCGTGGTGAGGCTCAACCACACGAATCCCATAGACGTTTAGATCGCGGTCTTTGAATGCGGTGCGCATCTTGCTCCAGATTCTGACTAGATAACGCTGGCCATCTTTCGGGGAAAAGGCTTCTCCATCCCACTTGTGGTTAAGCTGGCATTGTTTGTCACGCTTGTTTTTTACCGTGCGGGTCGGGTGATATTTCGAGGGCGTGGTGATAGTGACAAACATACCGATGTGATTTTTTTCAGCGGCATATTTTCCGATACCGTAAATAGTGCTCATCAGCTCCATGCGGCGAATCTCAGGGTTAGAGATACTCGCCATGACTTTATCTATCAGGTCGATTCGTTCGCCGGTTTCGACGTTCTCAAGGTCGCACCCTTTGAGGTATTCCATATTAGCCGCACGACGGGCGCGAACATCACTGATCGCTTGCTTACTGGCATAAGATGAGCGTTTGAAATTGACTTCACCGGCGGCGATAAGCAGTGCCTCACGCCACTGGGTGCGCTGCGCTTTGAGCTTACGTATCCACCATTCATCATTGATGAGGCGCAGGATGCTGCGGAATGCGCCATGCATATCTAGCTTTTTCTTGCGAAAACGGTGCCAGTGCATCGGTGTAATATTAAAAGCGCGTGCTGCGCCAGCTACATGAGCATAGAGATCGACTTGAGCCTCATCGGTAAAAAGCGCCTCTTGTTCATGACATTCGAGAAATGCGTCGCTCAGTTCCTCATAAGCAGAATACAACTGAGCCGCTATGCGACCGGCTAGCCGCTTTAACTCTTTATCGTGCATATCAGGCAAGCCGCGATAAATCTCTAGCTCACTCAAAAATCGCAGTGAGGCTTTGACGTCCATATCGAATTTAGTGTTAACAAACTCGAGTCTCGGGTGGATACGCGGCAAATAAATTTTGTATAGAAAGCGGTGCGCGGCCAGTATCCCTTGTGTGTTTAACAGGTAGTTATGGCGCTCAATGAAAATCTTGCTGAGGAAATACGGCAGTGAGTCAATTTTGCGTAAGGCGTCTTGCCCCTGAAGGTATTCTTCACGGGTAAGAGGTCTCTCTTTACCAATAGCTTCGCGTGGTGCATTCCAGCTATACGCGCCCACAAAAGGCGCACGAGGTTCAGAGTTAAAAGCTGGCGGTGGCGTTGGGGCGATACGGCCTCTATAAGAATTCATGGTAATATTTCTTTCCATTTATCATTCTGGGTAAAAAATATGGACACGGAAGAATTTTACGAATTACAACAAAAATTCAGTGAGCTGGAACTTGAGCTCAAAGTTCACAAAGCTCTAATACTCGGCTTAATGAGCGAGCTTGGTGTTTCATCGCTGCAAGAATTTGGTACATTTAGGCGCGTCACTCAGGGGGAGTTAAGTAAATGTCCTCCCCAAAGTGACGAGCAACATGCATTCCGTACAATGCTCAACCAGCTTTTAAATAAAGCATTGGTCGAAGCATCATCAGACATGAAGCTCTGATTGGATAATTTCTGCGGCCTCATTATGTAGGTCGCTTATATCTATTTTGACAATCTCAATATCTTTAGCACGGTAATACTTTCCACTATGAAGCCTAATGTGAAACACTCCACTATCTGTAATGGATGGATAGAATTGAGCGATATTTCTCTCTAGCACAATGATCTTTCCGAGGTGGTTAGAGAATATAAAACCTTTACTGATCATTTTTTGCCACCACCTACAGTGAATGCTTCCTGACAAAGCTTTCCGATACTGCCAATCTCAGCCCCTAGCCCTGCGATGCTAGCCACGGTCGAGTTGCGAACATGGCGATTAACCAGCTCGGTGACAAGCTGGTTTAGGCTTGGAAAATAGCCGATAGGGTCAAGCCACTCCTCACCTGCTTTAGAGCCTTTTTGCGCTATCTTTTTTTGATTGAGAATGAATTGCAGAGAGTCAGAGGTAATAACAAACTCCTTGCCAATAGAAATATGAATCATGATTAACCTCATTAGATATTAATTATCGACCTGAAATAGAGCTTGTTGGCTTAGCTCATTAAAGTAATGGCTTTCGCGCATAAGTTCTGATGGTGTTGTGATTGTTTTTAAGTAAATGCCACGCTTAACACACAGATTTGTAATATCAGCAATTAGAGTTAGTTTATTGGAATATACGGCGCGGACAGGGTAGTTATTTATTTTAGTCTCTTTATCCATTCTGATATCTGCAAGAATAAAAGAACTGGCGTCACACTTGGCGACGGCAAACCAATTATTAATAAATACCCAATTAAATATTTTAGCCATTAGTAAAAACCCCGATGACTTAAACCTTCGTTATGCAGCCTGATAGACTCCTGCGTCATAAGCTCGACCAGCTCGGCTTTCGATAGCCCCTCTTTCTGAACATGGACCAGAATCTCATCGAGTCGAGCGGAGAACATAACAGCGGCGGCAGCCTTGCCCTCATTACGAGCATTATTTAATAGAAGTTCTTGCACTTCCGCTTCGGCTTTTCGGTGCATCTCTTGGCCGACTGTTTTATACATATGCATAATTAACCTCAGATAATAGAAAGCCCGACGTAATAAAACGCCTATTAAATAATTCCGTTATTTAATTAGTGGAGATATTGCTCGGGTCTTACCGCTGTTAATACTGTTGGGGCATATCTAAATAAACTAAATAATTCACGTAAGGCACGGAATAACTTTTCACGCCATAAGCATGTTTCATTATCCATATACCAATATGGTTGGCTAAACTCGATATCAGTAAGACCAGCATGACGGAAAAGCGTTCTGCGCTGACTGACTGTTAGGCGACGGATAAAGCCAGATTTGCTAATACCATGTTTACGATATTCAGCAAATGCGCGGCTTAGTTCTGCAATGACACAGACCACGCGCTCACGATCGGCGTCATTCATCTCCTCTAGCTTAACCACTGCATAATGCTGTTTTAAAAACGCATGAAAACAGATTGTCGCCCGTTCGCGCTCAGTCATACGGTTGTAAAAGCCACAAGTTTCGCTCCAGCGTGGAGCCGCTAGATGTTTGCTGATTATATCGCGCAAGCCAGCTGGCAATTCTTTTACTGAATCAAGAGTTACAACGGTCATGGTACCCCCATGGAATATAGCGGTTAATGCTTTTGGTCTTGCCTAAACTTCTACACCGGATAATGATCCCCTTACGGCCTTTGCCGTGGGTGATGTGTGTATCCAGTGAGCGAGCTGTCTGATGGTTCCAGAGCAATGGAGCTATTGAGATTGGTTGCTTCATGATCCCCTCCTTTGGAAGTTATTTTGATGGTTCACCAAGCCCTAACCATTGCAACCACCCTTCTCTAATCTCTTTAGGGCGGCTTTCATAGGCCAATTTCATTCCCGCATTCCACGCTGGTAGATAGACCCACTTTTCTGGACGGGCTGATGGAGATTGAGGATCTTTCATATCAACATATGGCAGTTTCCCTTTTTCGATCATCTTCGTAACCGCCGTAGGAGTTTTTCCAATAACTTTTGCAAACTCATGCGCGGGCAAAGCGTCTGAAACACTTACCACCTGTTTACTCATCTGATAATCTCCCCAATGGTTTTCATAAGTAGACGATAAGCACCTATTGGCGACTACAATCGACCGTTAACGCCAGTAGATATTGTCTGTATACGTACAATTATTAGTGGGATACGTACAACATGTCAATGACTATAGGTCAAAAGATGAGAGTCATGAGGGAAAGTGAGCAGCTAAATCGTAGGCAAACTGCTGAATTAATAGGAGTTCCTTACGGTAGTCTGAATCATTATGAAAGTGGAAGGATGATTCCCTCTACAGACATATCAATGAAGCTGCTTCAACACCCTAAATTTCAAAAATATACGCTTTGGTTTATGACCGATGAGACTGCACCTGAATCCGGACAGATTGCTCCGGCACTCGCACACTGTGGGCAAGACGAAACAACCTCGCAGCACTCAGACCAAAAGATTGGCTAACTATTTACGGTGCGTATCTGTGTAGTAGATGCCCTGTAACAACTTGTTATGCATATACACATAAAGAGTTAGTTATAAGACCTATTGGAGGGATTTCTTATGTCAATTAAGAAACTCGAAGATGGTCGCTATGAAGTGGACATTAGACCGAGTGGGCGCAACGGAAAGCGTATCCGTCGGAAGTTTGACAAAAGACATGAGGCATTAGCCTTTGAGCGTTATACGAATGCCAATCACCACACTAAAGAGTGGTTATCAAAGCCAGCAGATAAACGCCCACTGTCTGATTTGATTGATATTTGGTGGCGATACCATGGCAAGCACCGTGACCATGGTACATCTGCGCTAATGAAATTAGAGAGAATCGCAAGAATGATGGGTAATCCCGCAACATTTCAGATAGATAGAGCGCGCATAACAGCCTATAGGTCTGAGCGGTTAGCTGAGGGAGTAAAAGCATCTACCATCAATCGGGAAATGACGGCGATTAGCGGCATGTTTACCGATCTTATCGAGTCAGACCTCTATGCTGGCGAACACCCAGTTAGAGGAGCTGGAAAGCTCAAAGAGGAAAACACAGAAATGAGTTACCTCAATAGTGATGAGATCGCCACCTTGCTTTCGATATTAACTGGTGACAACCGTAAAATTGCCATTCTTTGTCTTAGCACTGGCGCTAGATGGGGGGAGGCAACGAAGTTGAAACGAGAACATGTCGTGCATAATGTGGTGACGTTCGTACAGACCAAAAATGGGAAGCGACGTAGCGTTCCTATTTCCTCAGAGGTTGCGGCAGAAATTTTGCAACAAAAAAGCGGCTTATTATTCCCAAAGGCTTCTTATTGTGGCTTTCGAAGCGCAGTAAATAACGCCAAGCCAGACTTACCAAATGGACAGTCAACCCACGCATTGAGGCATACATTTGCCACACATTTTATGATGAATGGTGGAAATATAATTACCCTGCAAAAGATTTTGGGTCACTCAAAAATCGAACAAACTATGAACTATGCTCACTTTGCCCCCGACTTTTTACAGGATGCAATTTCATATAATCCATTACAGGGGAAAGCAGATGTTTAATGTCCACATCGCGTCCACACTCAGGGTGTGTATAGGCGCGTTTAGTCGACTATAGAGCAATGTAACCTGTTGTTTCTATTATCTACCCTACTATTTCCGGCCTAGTTCAAGGCCTCATTCGAGGCCTTGATTTTTTTCACCTAAGACTCACCGGTCTGCGATGCCACTGGTCGCAAGAAAAGCAGAATGACGATAATACCCAGTGCAGAGCATGCTGCGCCAACGGCAAATACCGATGAATAGCCCAGCGTGGTTGCCAAAATACCTGTTAATGGCCCAGCGATAGCGTAGGAAACATCCTGAAAAGCAGCATACCCGCCCATCGCGGTGCCTCGTACATGAACCGGTACTCTTTTTACGACTTCAACACCCAAGGCGGGGAACATTAACGAGCACCCGGCTCCCGTTAAAGCAGCACCGATAAGAGCTAAAATGGAGGTGCTTGCTAAATAAATTAGAACCAGCCCGATGGTTTCAACAACTAGAGATGCGATAGCGACCCTCATTCCCCCCATTCGGTCTGGCAACTGGCCAAACAATACTCGCATTAATACAAAAGAGAGCCCGAAGCTGGTGAGTGCCAATCCCGCATGTGCCCAACCGTGAGAGCTAAATAGTAGCGAAATGAACGTGCCAATAACGGCAAAACCGACACCTTGCAGCGCCAGAGCCACACCCGGCTGCCAAATTTTACCCAGCATCCGCCACATAGGAATACGTTGCCCAGCATGAGGCGCAACGGGCTTGACTTTAAAATTAATCAAAATAGCAACAAGCGGTAAAATAAGCGTAGAAATGCCTAATGCAGCAAATCCCCAATGTTGATTTAGCAGTAAGCCAAGCGGCGCACCTGCCGCAAGTGCACCGTAAATGGCCATGCCCGTCCATGACATGACTTTACCTGAGCGGGATGGTCCTAATAGACCTAAACCCCAGGTCAAATTTCCTGTTAAAAGCTGGCTTTCACCAAAACCTAATACCAATCGTCCCACCAAAAGAATGACAAATTTGGTCATGGCATCAACCGGCAACAATGCAGCCAATAGATAAGCAACGCCCGCCAACGAGCAGGCCAGCATGCCTTGAAGCGTGGAGCGCTTAGCGCCCTGCTGATCGGCTAGCCGTCCCGCATAACCGCGAGTAAGTACGGTTGCAAGAAACTGCATTCCCACAGCGATCCCCACCATGGTATTACTCATGCCTAATTGGTTATGCACATATAAGGGAATAACCGGTAAAGGTAATCCTACCGTGAGGTAAGTAAGAAAAACGGCTGACGTCAAAGGAAACAGCGCATGATTTGCTTTGGGGGTACTAATAAAATGAGATTGAGACAT